GTCATTTCCACGCGTGTGCTAGCCATCGTTTGCACCTGATAAACACATCAATTCAATCTCTCGGTTTCCTAGTGAAATGTGAGCGACTGAAACAATGTTATAAATAACGCCGTTATATTTAACCCGCCATTTTGAATTGATTGAACTCAAAGCAGAATGTGCTCTTATTTTAATGCGCGAATCCATAACGCCTAAATGCTGATTAGCTGTAAGCGCTTCACGGCCTTTTATTGGCTCTATGCTAGCCCACACCGTGCCAATTGGCAACCATGTAACCACGGGGCTTCCTGAAGCGTCCTGAACGGTTACAGGCTGTTCAATATCTAATCGTTTGTCAAGTTTGCCAGCTTTCATCAGTTATAAACTCGCGCAATATCTAGTAGAGATTTTACACTCAAAGGCAATAGACTTGTGATGTTTCCGATGTTTACAGACTCTCGGTTTTCGTACCAATGGCCGATCAATAAAAGCATTGCTGATTTAATCGCTCCACTGATTTCAGTAGGGGTAACATAACGAACTTTAACCGAATTGGCATAATCACCAGCATCAGGCCATACATCAATTGCCACTGCCCACGATTGATGAGAATAATCGTCTAATGTGTAATTTGACGGGTCAACCGTTTGTAATGCCATTGCATCGTCTGCATATCTTACGCTTGTGATTGATGCAGCGCCTAGTGGTAATTCAATCGGGCCATCAGGAAATTCATCTAACGCAAGTTCAAGCGTTTGCACTCCAATGCTTCGCTGTGTGTAATGTTCGCAGTATTCGCGAGCGGCGCTTAAATAGCCTTCAATCAAATCATCATCTGGATGTGTTGAGCCGCCTAATAAATCCAAGCGCAAATGCTGCCTCAAGTCAGTCAAAGGAATGACTGGAGATGTGACTGGTGTAATTACTTTAATGCCCATTTAGCGCCTACTTGTTTGTTTATTGTATCGAATATTGTTAGATGGTGTTGGTCTTTGGCTATCTATTTGAGTCCGTCCATGCCTTGAACCGTATAACACCATTGGCGGTACTGTTGTGGAGTATCCAGTGATTATAAATTCACCTATCAAAGATGCACTGACATAACTCTTAACTGATGTAGTTGATACGCCCGCTATCTCAAAACCACCAGCTACAGTAGCGGATTGAATCTCTTTTAGTCCACTTGCGGAGCTTCCGACTATCGAATAATTGCCAACTGTCGTATTGGCTTTATAAACAATAGCTACATTAGAAGCAAACCCATTAAGCGAATATTCACCAGATGCCGCAACAGATTGACGCGCGACAACTCCACTAGCAGCAAATCCTGTAATCGAATAAGCGCCGCTATTTGCATCGGAAACTAACGAAACACCAGAGTAAGTGCTAGTAGCCGCAAATCCAGCTATCGAATAAGAACCAGCTACAGTTTGCGAGCCTCTAGCAATAACAACAGTAGATGCAAACCCTGTAATCGAGTAAGAACCCGCTACAGTCGCAGATACATGCGCTTTACTTGCTGTTGTTGCAACGCCTGATATTGCATACGAACCCGCTACCGTTGAGCTTACATACGCCACAAAATCACTAGCTGCAAAGCCAGTTAAATTGTAGGCTCCACTATTTGCCGTGCTGTTTTTAGACTGTATTGCAGACGCTGAAAAGCCAGTGATTGAATATGCACCCGATACCGCATTAGATACATAAACCTGCACCGCGCTAGTAGCAAATCCAGTAATCGCATAACTGCCTGAATTAGCGTTTGAATTTTTACTAACCGCCGCGCTTGCACTAAACCCTGTGAGTGAATAAGCGCCAGATTCTGCCGTGCTTGCATACGACTGATTTGCAGTAGTAGCAAACCCCGTTAGAACATAACTGCCAGCGCTTGCAGTGGATACACTATTAACTGCATCAACTGTAGCAAAACCAGTAAAGGTATAGCTTCCAGAATCTGCAATTGAAGGCGTATCAGCACCACCAGCAGCACCCGTAAGCGCTAGCAGTAACGACATTTACTTACTCCCAGCCGTAAACGAAAGTGACAACGTGTGCGATTGTTCCAGTAGTTCCCGCTGTACCAATGTGCTTAGTTACCAGTTGGACAAATTCGCCCGGATTAACAAAGATTGGCGCGTCACCAAAATCAACAAACGAACCGCCCGGCTGCAAAACCATTGTGTTTGCCGCTTGAGCCGCTGTTACCACTTGAGTTAAACCAGCTAAAGCAATCCTACGCGGTGCTTTTGTTGTAGCCGCCTCAGCTGTTGCTAGAGATACTGCCGTATGTCCAAACGCTAACGACCATTGTGCGACGAACGGCCCACCAACAACGACAGTTTGCACGTAAGAGGTCAAACCAACGCCACGAATAACCAAACGCCGACCGGGTAAGTTGACCGTTGCCACTGAAACTTGGTAGCTTTGAATAATGCCGTCAGTATTCACCGCAAGGGAGGCTGTTTCCCAGAACTGACCACCCAAACCAGAACCCAATGCCGCAGTTGTATTAGTCGGTACTGCAGCTGTAGGGTTGGCGCTGTTGGCATAGTTAGCCAAGCTACCCATCGTACCGCCTGATAAACCTTGATATGCTCCAAGTGTACGACTGCCAGATGTTGATGGTGTAGATGTGAAGTTGACGCCACCTTGACGCACGTTATACGAGCCTACATAAGCCTGCAACGAACCCGATGCAGCACCGCCAACAATACGATGCTTAAAGAACACTTGACCACCCGCCGCCATACTCATCCGAGGCTGTGCGGTTGGCAATGGCAATCGACCCATAGCCACCGCGCCCGTGCCATCATTTACCCAGAACATCGCTTCAACCATTGATTGATAGATGATGAACTGATAGCGCTTGTTATCTGCGTACACCCATGTTCCTGTGCCACCAGATAACGGGAAAACGCCTGTACTAGTTTCTGTGCCGTTGTATGAACAAATACCTTGCAAGCCTGCGCTAGACAATCGGAAAAACACGCCATCAGCAGGTCCGATTAACTGAGTGCCAGCTTGACCGATACCCCATTCGACGAATGTATTTGTTTTAGGCTGTTCACTGAAAGCCATTTCAGCATCCAGTGATAGCGTAGTCGTTCCTGTGCATGGGAAAAACGCATACGTAGATAACTGTACACCCGTGGTTGTCGTGGTGATAGAGCCTGAGTTAGTTGTAAACTGTCCAGCCGTCCAAGTTGCCGCCATCGTAGTAGCTGCAAAATTGTGCTTACCCGTATTTTGGGCTGTGTAATTAAACACTTCTTCATCAAAGAGACAGTCTTGAGATACGCGAGCGCGATAGTCAGCGTCAACCTCTAACGGACGCAACAAAGGCAATGCAGTCAGAAAACCGCCGTCAACCTCACCCATTGCACGGACTGAACCGATAAGCATGGGGTCTGTGTATGCGTCACTTTCTAAGTCTACTTTTAAGCGGTTTGCAGCCGTTACCTCAACTCCTAAACCAGATGTAGAGCCTACTAATTTTGTATCTAATGCCATGATTTATCCCTTTTAATTACTATATAATAAAAATACAGGGGTCAAGATTCGTTGTGGGTAACGAGACTTAAACGACTAGCACCCACCAGATGCTAGCGCCCTGTATTCATATCTAATCAGCCCACACCCAACGAACTTGAAACTGCCCCTGTAGCTTGTCCAAGCATCTGGCGTGAATCGTAAAACCTGTAGCGGCTGTAGGAGTTCCACACGTCAAACCTACCAATACAGCAAAATACCTATGGTCATTCGCTGTATGAGTGCCAGCCGTATCATCACCCATCACATAGGCCTCGGCCTTTGATGTAGCCGTGATAGAGCCTTGACCCGTTACCGCGACACTAGCCTCAGAAGTGCCGGGGAACGAGCCAAAATCAATCGTTGCTGTGCCTTGACCTGTTGCCATTAGACTAACGTAAACACAGTGCCTGGAGTGGCGTTGTTAAACTTGATTGTGAAAGTCTCAGTATCTGCCAAGGTTACCGCAGAACCGTGGTCAAACCATGCGATTAAAGCATCAGCGGGGCTTGTAGCAGTATCGTTGTACAAAACGTAGTATCTAAAGGGCCCCATTGAACCACCCGCCGCTGTAAACACCACTTGAGTACCTTGTACGGTAGTCGTGCCTGTAGTTTCGCTTAGCGTGATAGTTGTTGCTGTACCGCCGGTTGTATATC